TACAAAATATGATAGAGTTTATATATGGGGTGGTACTAATGATATGTTTTCTGGGGTTTCGTTTAAAGCCGCCTTGGGTAATATACAAAAAATGGTTGATTTGGTAATTTCAAATGGAGCTAAAGCATATGTTATAATTGGATATGATGTAAAAAATATGGATTACACTAGAATGGCACTTACAAGATATTTAACAGATAAATCCCAATATATTCCTTTAATAGACAGATATAACGAATATCAACAACAAATACCAACTACAATTCAAAATGCTAAATTTATAGGAATATTTGATCTTGGAACTTTAACAACAGATGGTATTCACCCAAGCGCAGTACAGGCTAGACAAATTGCAAATATAATAATAAACGCTTTATAATGTCCTATGTAGAACCAAATACCAATCCAATATTATTAGTAGATGATTTTATACGATATGCAAAAGCTCATCTATTAACTGTATCTGGGCAGGCGTCTGTTTTATCCTCATACCAACCACCGCTACCACCTGCACCAAGTATATGTAGATGGAATGGTTATAAAATTCCAGATATAGAAACTCCAAAAACAGATACTACATCCGGTAGAACAAATTTTCAATCGGATGCATTGGTTACAAGAGATAGATTTACAGAAGAAGTGGATTTGGAATATGAATATAGAAGCAATTTCACCCCAAATCAATATACTAGAGTAGATGGTAGTACCACTCCAAATACAGCAAATACACCTCAAACTAATTTTAAAGCTTCAAACAATGAGGCTAGAAAAACAGCAGAAGAGTATTTGGGTAGGTCTATGAATGATACCGAATGGAATAATTTAGTATCACTAACTAACGCTGAATCATCAACAAATCAAACTGAAAGAGGATGGGTTATGGGTATTATATTAAATAGAACTAGAGATGGTTTCACACCAGCTGGTTTCAAAAACGCAAAATATAAGTTTGCAAATTTAACCGATATCATATCACAAGCATGGCAATTTCAACCTGTTACTGGTACACGCGGCAATCCAGGGCCCATTCCAGCTTTCATAGCAGGTCCAGATGCGCGTGATGCACAATCTATATATGGGTCCACTATATTTTTAAAAGATGTACCTAATAATTGGTATTATTTTACATCAAATAATCCAGCAGCATATAAAGATGGTACTAATATAAATTTCATGTATGGTTTACGAAAAAGAGAAAAGGATAATCCACCTACCGCAAAAACAATTGGAGGTACTATATTTGCAAAATAACAGGCAAATCTCAAAAATACTTTATTTAAATATTTATAAACATAACAAAACAAAGAATAGAATATTATGGACATGGATAAACTATTAGAAGCCATTCAAATTCTGATTAAAGAGGAGCTTAAAGAGCAATTACCTGCTTTAATTAAGGAAGGTGTGAAGGCTGAAATGAAAAAGATGCTATCTGAAACAAAAGTAGCTCCAAAACCAGTATCAAAGGGTATTTCAATGGCTAAGGCTATTTTAGGCGATGAACCAATTCAAGAATCAGTTCAAACCAATCCGGCACCAACAAAGCAATACAGCAAAAACCCAATGATTAATCAAATCCTCAATGAAACAAGAGGTGGTATTCCGCAAGGAGATGGTGGATTTAGAACAATGAATTTTGGACAAGGTGATATGGGTTCAATTGTAGGTAAAACTGCAATAGCTGATAAAATGGGGTACGGTGATATGGCTAAAGGACCTCAACCAACTGGATTGGGTGTAAACACTGGAGTAGCTGAAATAGATAAAGCTTTGAATAGAGATTATTCTGAATTGGTAAAACGATTTAAAAAGAAGTAATGGCAGTAGTATTAGGAACATATATATTAAGTAATGGAAATGAGCAAATAAATGATTATGCAATAGGATTAACATTGCCATTACAAATGTCAACTAATACTTTTAATCAATCATATGATAATTTATTACAATTGAAATCAAATGTAAAAAATTTACTTTTAACTAGAAAAGGAGAGAGGGTTGCTCAACCAAATTTTGGTACTAATTTACATAACTTACTATTTGAACAAAACGATGATAATCTTGAAGGTAAAATATATCAAGCCGTTGAAAGTTCAATTAAATATTGGTTACCCCAATTAAGTATTGCGGAAATAATTGTAGAAGCAACAGACGAAATGAAAAATGAAAATCAAGTAGGAGTTAGTATTACATTTATAGCTAATTATAATAACCAAGCTTTCACAGTAGATTTTAATATAAAGGGATAACATATGGCACTCAATAATACAAATACAAATTTTAAAAATAAAGGAAAGGATATAAAATATCTTAATAAAGATTTTAATCAATTTAAAGATAACTTAATTGAATTTGCAAAAACTTATTTCCCAAAAACATATAATGACTTCAGTGAAGCATCTCCAGGTACTATGTTTATTGAAATGGCATCTTATGTAGGTGATACTTTATCATATTATATAGATGATACATTTAAACAATCATTAATGTTATATGCAGATGACATTCAAAGTGTAATACCATTAGCAAGATATTTAGGATATAAACCAAAAGTTACTGCACCTGCTGTAACAAAATTATCGGTGTATCAATTAGTCCCATCAATTGGAAATTCTTCTAATAATGTACCAGATTCAAAATATTATATTAGAATAAAATCAGGAATGAAAGCTCGTTCTACTGTAAATGGTATAAATTTTATAACAAAAGATGTTGTAGATTTTTCAGATGAAAATAATAGAGAAATTACAGTTTATGAAAGAGATAATACAACAGGAGAACCAACTTATTATCTTGTAAAAAAATATGTAGATGCATCGGCTGGTACTGTTGTTAATAAATCATATGATTTTGATGCATATTCTCCATACCAACGAATTGATTTGCCTGAAAATAATATAATAGAAATATTAGATTGTAGAGATTCAAATAATAATAAATGGTATGAAGTTCCATATTTAGCACAAGAAATGGTTTTTATAGAACAACCAAATACTGAAGCAAATGATCCTGATTTATATCAATTTAAATCATCAATTCCTTTTATATTGAAAACATTAAAAACATCAAGAAGATTTGTAACTAATATAAATGCCGATAGAACTACAACTTTACAATTTGGTGGTGGTGATTCAAGCGCATATGATGAACAATTAATTCCAAATCTTAAAAATGTTGGATTGGGATTACCAAATTCAATTAGTAGATTAGAGGAATCTTTTGACCCAACAAACTTCTTAAAAACAAAAACATATGGTACATCACCAGCAAATACAACAATTAATGTTAAATATTTAATTGGAGGTGGTGTTATATCAAATGTACCTGTTAATTCTATAACTACAATAGATAGTATTGAATTTGATGAAGATACTAGTTATTTTAATACACAACAATTGGCATTATATATTAGAATGAAAGATTCAATTGCAATAGATAATGAAATACCAGCTACCGGTGGTAGAAGCGGTGATAGTATAAATGAAATAAGAGAAAATGCATTAGCAAATTTTTCAGCACAAAATAGAGCAGTAACTGCAAAAGATTATCAAATTAGAGTATTATCAATGCCTTCAAAGTTTGGAGCTATTGCAAAAGCTTATGCAACGGCGGATGGTACATTAGATAATAATTCACCATCATCTATATTAGCATCTCCAAATCATTTGCAAGAATTTACGGATGTGGTAATGAGTTTTGTTAATAAACCAGATGCATTAGAACCATCGCAAGCAGAAGTAAAAGAGCAAATTACAAAATTTTTAGTTGGTAAAACTTCTAACGAAAATGAAAAAAACAATCCATTTGCAATAAATTTATATCTTTTAGCATACGATTCTAATAATAATATAATAAATATTAACAGAGCAGTTAAAGAAAATCTTAAAACATATTTAAATGAATATAAAATATTAACAGATGGTGTCAATATGTTAGATGGATTTGTTATTAATATTGGAGTTGATTTTGAAATTATATGTTATCCAAATTACAATAAAAGTGAAATATTAATACAATGTATAAATTCATTAAAAGAATATTTTTCAATAGATAATATGACATTTAATCAAACTATTAATTTAAGTGAGATTGAATTGATGTTAGCAAATATAGAAGGTGTTGCATCCGTACCAATGTTAAAAATAACAAATAAATGTGGAGGTAAATATGCACCACATTCGTATAATATAGATGCAGCAACTAAAGATAAGATTGTATATCCATCTTTAGACCCATCAGTTTTTGAAATAAAGTTTCCAGATTCAGACATTAAAGGTAGAGTAAGATAATGGCATACTATTTTTTAACAGCATCAAAAGATGCAT